CGTAATTCTCTAAGAGAAGCTGCAATTCACTGATCTCGTATAAACCCCAAGACGTATGCATGAACTGCAGTTTGCACTAAACAGCCGTGCAGGCGAGTTTGTTGACGTGTTGCTTCACGTGCCATGGTAGCTCTGGCGGAGCAATCCTGTCGGCTTAAGCGAACAGCATGCTGATCGACTCGAGCGGGTCGGCCATGAGGTTGGTGAGCGCATCTGACACATGTTTGTAAACCGTGTCTTCGACGGTGCGAACACCACCCTCTATGAAACTGCCGAGGGTCGAATGTACAGCGGAAGCTGCTTCTGTTGCCTTCGTTATAGCTGGGGGATTGGGTTTTGCTAAGGTCGCGAGACCTGAGCCTGCATTAATTGTAAATTCTACATTAACGAACCACTCCAGGTCGGCCATTGTCGTGGCGGACCCTGGACCTCCCGACATTTCAATTGACAGACATGTCCAGTCAACTGAAGTCGGGCCGGGATTGGCAGTGCCAAGTGTGGAAAATTCGCGTGCGGTGGAGCCGATGGGCATAGATATCCAGGACAGTTCCATGCCGGGCTGTAAAGCCTTGACGGTTGTGTCTTGGTAGAGCTCGCCCCCTAAGGCGATGACTGCGGTTGGCTGCGGGGCGGTAGAGGTACCTAAAGTAACAATACCCGAGGCATTCGTGGCGGAAGCGGTGCATCTAATGATGCAACCGGCTGACACGACCCGGAATGCTTGCCCGTAAGTCGCCAACATCGAACTGGCTTGTAGAATGGTGTATGAGGCTGCTAGCGTTACACTACCTGCGGCGACCGTACCAGTGATGTACCCGTAGGGCGCATGTGGAACGAACGCGTAGTAAAATTGACCGGTGGCAAGTGAGGTATTTAAGGACACGTGCCCACGGAATTGCTGTGTGAGCGTGTTACCGGATGTGCCGTCTGGCCACTTAGAATTCTTAGCGGCGGGGCAGAAAGGATCGGTAATCACACAAACACCGCGGATGTGGTGCGAAGTGAACCCTTTTGACTTGCGGTTGCCCCTGCGGCTGCGGCGCTTCGTCTTCGGCTTCTGGAGGGGGCCTATGAACGGAGCAGCGTTGTTGGCAAGAACAATTGGCTTTTGTGTTCGGGGTGGTCGAGGTAGTGATTTGCGTTTTCGAGGCATAGTGGATGGATGACAGGTTGTCTTATTCAAGTTTAACGTCGCAGAATAATTGACGTGCGCCGACTTAAAGGTCACGTGCGACCAGCGTTTCGACCAGCGGCCAGGATATGGCGGCTGGTAAACTGGTCACTTCGCGCAGCATTTCCTCAAACCCGTCCTCGAGCGCAGCGGTGAGACCATACCGTTCTTGTATGAACGCGTAAGTCTCGGCGGTAGCGCTGTGGCGTGTATTGGCGAGCATCTTATAGCGAAAGTATCGAAGATCGGAGGGGTCAGACAAGCGTCGGTGGGCTTCTATGAACTGTCTGAGGAAAGGGACGTGGTTAACTGTTTCCGTTAGGGAGGAGGCAGCCCCGTACACGTCTGGGGGGGCTGATGACAATGTCCAGCCGAACCTGTGTAGGGTTCGGCCGATCTTGGGAGCAAATACCGTGCCGTCGGCTGACGGGTAAGGTAGGTTGGAGGCGAATTCGACGTCTGCGAGTCTGTTAGTGACGACCGCTGTGACGCTGAGACCTAGCTGTGATGCACGGGAACGTGTTTCCGCCGCGGAGGGGAAGAACCCTTGTGCTGCTACGATCAGGGCGTCGTCGCCCTTTATACAGACTGCGTAGGTGTCGGGCCCAGGCTCTCCTAGCACGTGGACGACACATGCGGCGTTAATTTTAAAATTGCCGCTGGAGGTGTCGTTCCCGCCGGATATGCGCTGTGGCTCGTCTACTTGAAAAGTTATTGGGTAGGACTGCACTTTACCACGTATTGTTTTTAAGCGGCGGTCCCAACGAACGATCTGCGGCGTAGCGCCGGATAATATCATTGTTTGGGACTCGAAACCGTAGCTATTAGCGCCCTGATTCTTGTCGAAGCGGTCTTGATCCCACAGCATGTATTCGACGGGTTTGGTGGCCGAAAAATGTGTTGTAGCCCAGTCGAACCAAGCCCCGAGTTCCTCGGAGCTCTCCGCGTTCGACCATGCCAACCACACGTTGTTGCGTGGGTAGAATCGTTTCTTCAAGATCGTCCCCACCGTCCAATGGTAGGGACCTAACTCGACGTTCGCGCGCGCTGAACAACTGAGTACTATTCGAGGGTCTGCCTCGGGCGTGACTCCGGATATGTCCAGCGTGCCTGTTTTCTCCTGTTTGACTATTGCTTCCACTCTGAGGTCGTCATCCTCGATCGGTCGCGCACTGAGTGAAGTGCGCGCTTCTTTGAGACGTGCGGCTACAGCAGGAGGGTAGCGCGCAACCCAGAACTCAAAGGTACCGGCGTTCCAGTTTCGTAATTTGCCGAGGGCAAACTTGTTCAGCACGGAGGTGGATTCCTTCAGTTTATTTTCCAACAATGCCCATTTATTCTTATCTGATTTGTAGGTCGGTTCGGCCAGTACGCGCGTGCGTAAGCCTTCAATAGCTGCGTGGGGTGTCTTGGCTATGTAAGATGGCGTCACCTCTTGCATGGCTATGCCGTACAGGGTCAAACCTGCACGGGACAACCCGCGTGGTGGCTCAGCTTCCAAGTCTCCACGAACCATGAGAGTGGCTCCGGCCCGCTGTGGTACGTATACAGAAGTTTTGGGGGTGTGGGCTGCGTAAAACCGCGGGTTGGCGTCGAACGTAATGGTGGCAGAGGTTCCACCTGGGGACAAATTACGTCTAAACGCCAACCACGTTTCAGCAGCGGCGCGCTTGTGCGCGACTGTTTTAAGGTATTCCATCCTCGCGTAGAGTACGCCCGCAGCTATGGCGGGCAAAGATACGAAAGGGTGCGCCAGAGCGGCCATGCCCAATGCTTTGAGGGCTATGACCGCTGAGCCGTCTAATCCGTAATAGTGGAAGGGGATCAACACTGGGGATGAGACGGCAACTGCAGTGACTAGCTGCCGAGCCGTGTAAAGATACACAGGCTCAAAGTCGAGCACGCGTCTGTGCTGACCAAACAATCGGGTGAACCAACGGCTAATCGTGCCGAGGCTGGCTACCTCCAATTCGACGTCTGCGACCAATGCGGTGACTGCTGCGTAAACAGCTGCTTCCGGGGCCATGTCTGATGGGTAATTGAGTTGGGACAACATTTCGCGTGCGTGCGCTAGCAATAATTGATAGAGGGCCGGGGTGCGAACCTGGCCAAGAGCTTTGAGGCGGCAACGCCCCACTAAACCACGGGGAATAGGTATAAACCGACCTTTGCCTGTCGTGACACCGTACATACCGAAGAAAATAGTAGCATCCACGACCGGCACGTACGCCATGTCAATGTTGACACTCTTCAATTCACGGTTCAATGCTGTCACTAAAGCGAGACTTTGCCCGATGTTGGCCGTACTTTCGTCGACGCTAGGGAGGATGTCCAGGTTTCGTTGTTCGTGGCCCACAGGTAATACACCTTCGCGTAATTCAAAACGTCTGACTATTGTGTCACCGAAACGGGTAAGGGTGGTCCAGGTCAGGATCCAAGGCTTAGAGTTAATGTAAGCTTGGTATCCAGGCTCGAACAGCCAGTGGCCGGCGGCATGGGAGTAAACCAATGCGTCTCCGTCGGCTTGACATCTAATTCTGCCGGTGTCTGTATAATTGTACGAGACTGTACCGCCGCAAATGCGTGCGCAGGCTTGAGTAAAGTCGTGTCCTGACGCGTATGCGACGTGTACTGCTTGCTTAACCATGGCAGTAATTAATTCGGTGGGTTCAAAATAGTACAGAGAATGCGTGAAGTTGAAGGCTGAGACGAAATTGTCTACGTTAGGCGGGTCCAGCTCCTCGAGTCTCTGTGTAGTGAAGGGTATTCTGTTAGCTCGTGCTCCATTCTGCCGGGACACGTCGTTCGGGACGATGTGTGGGATCAAGTGTTTAAATTTAATTTCGACCCCTAACACGGCGGCAGACTGCGTTATGCGCACTGCATTCGAACCTACGTCACACAATACAGACCCGCGTGGAAATTCTTCTGCAAAGGCCTTAATGACATGCCTTTCTGCTAGAAGTCTCTCGACCGCCGCGGGCCCGTGTTTGTTGACGCGGGTTCCGGTTTCGGTAACTACCCGATAACCGACCACATCTCGGACGTACTGCACATGGGCAGCAGTCATCCTGAAGTGGGTTTGCACAACGGGGAGCATTTCTCCCCGTTCACTGACCCTAGCCGTATGGCTAGGGTCACAGACCTCGGTTAAGGGACCGAGGTCACTCCCCAACGCCCCGTGGGGCGGAAATGGCTTTGTTAAAGATTTAGAGGCTTTGTAGGCTTTCGACATGTTTAGTGTCTGGGGTAATCACAGTTTATCGTCGCGG